CAAGGTGCAAACAACTTTATGTTAATGAAGTAAGACTATTTATTTATAAGGGCGGTCTAGTATCGCCCTTATATTTTTTTTAATTTATATTATATTATATTATGACAAAGAAAAAGAAAGAAGTTGTAGAAGAAACTACAACTGAAGAAACGGTTGTTATGGAAGAACCGAAGGTTAAAACTCCTAAAATAGAAGTTGAACCTAAAAAACCTAAATGGGAAATTAAAGATAGATTATATTATTTAAAAGGAAAAAAGAAACCACTATCCTATTCTATAAAAGCTTCTAGTTTGTTTTGGTTTGATGAAGAGGCTGGTTATGAGAGAGAAATAAAATATTGTCAAAATCAAAAAACAGTATTTGTTGATGAAATGAAGGGAGATCAAAGATTAGAGCACATTGTGTTTAGAAGTGGTAGTTTATTTGTTCCTAAAGAAAAAGTTACACTACAAAAACTACTATCTTTATATCACCCTTATAAAGATAAAGTTTATTACGAGCATGAACCAGTTAAAATAGCTGAACACGAGTTAGATTGGTTGGAGTTTGAAGTTGAAGCACTAGGTATAGCTAAGAATTTAGATATAGACATGGCTGAAGCTATTATGAGGGCAGAGATTGGATCTGAGGTTAATAACTTGAGTTCTAAGGAACTTAAAAGAGATTTGTTATTATTTGCTAAGAGAAATCCTAGATTATTCATAGAGTTGACAACAGATGAAAATGTTCAACTTAGAAATTTTGGTATAAAAGCTGTTGAAGCTAATATAATCAAATTATCTAACGATCAAAGATATTTCTTGTGGGGTTCTAATAATAGAAAGATTATGACCGTTCCATTTGATGAACATCCATATTCAGCATTAGCCGCTTGGTTTAAAACTGATGAAGGAATGGAAATATATGCAAATATAGAGAAAAGATTAAATTAATAATCTTTTAAACTAGTAGAAATAGCCACCCGAAAGGAGTGGCTATTTTTATTTAAATGCTAACCTTTTACTTTAATATGTAACTATAATAAAGTAAAATAGATTTATTATGGGATCAAAAGGATTAGGTGATTCTGTAGAAAAAATAACCAAAGCTACAGGATTAAAAACATTAGCGGATTTAATAGTGAAATCTGCGGGTAAAAAAGATTGTGGTTGTAATAAAAGAAAGGAATGGCTTAATAAGCAATTTCCTTATAAAAAATAATAAAAATGCCAGTAAGTATAGACACAGTATATCAGAAAGTTTTAACTCTAACTAGTAAAGAGCAAAGAGGTTATTTAACTCCACAAGAGTTTAATTTAATGGCTGATAAAGCTCAAGGTGAAATTTTTGATAATTATTTCCACGATATGAAAACAGCGTTTTATAAATCAAAAACTGATAAAACTCATGCTGATGACATGGAATTGATTAAAGAAAAAATCCAACCATTTAATGAAAATAGTAATATAGTTCAAGCTATTAATGATCCACTATTGGTTCTACCAACTGATGCGCATTTTATTAGCACATTGCAAGTGACTGTCAACTCTAATAAAGTTCAAGTTACTGAAATGTATAATAAAGATATTCTATATACAGAGAGCAATCCATTAACAAGAGCAACTAAAAACAGACCAGTTTATGTCAGAAATGCTAGTAATGGGTTAACTTTATATCCAACTCCGGATGCCCAAACAACTTATACTTTAGATTATTATAAGAAACCAGCAACTCCACAATGGGGCTATGTTGTCATAAAAGGTAGACCATTATATAATAGTGGTTCAACTTTTAGTACTGATTTTTCTCTTCACGCTTCAGAGGAAGAGAATTTAGTTTCTAGAATATTACAACTAGCTGGAGTGGTAATAGAAAAACCTGGATTAATAGAGGTTGGTACAGTTGAGAGAGCAAATACTAAACAAGAACAAAATGATTAATTATGGGATTATTAGATAATCAAACTCAATATAGTTATTATACTACGCCTAGTGGTTATGGTGATTATCAATTCGTAACATTAGAAAATGTCATAAATGCTTTTATGGTTGCATATGTTGGAGAAGGTAAGATAATTACTAAAATAAACAGAACTGATATTCAGTTTCATGCAATGAGAGCTATTCAGGAATTATCATACGATGTGTTTAGGTCTATTAAATCTCAAGAAATAGAAATACCAGCTTCATTAACCATGATACTACCTCAAGATTATGTTAATTATGTTAAAGTAATTGCTATAGGTAGTGATGGTATTGAAAAGAATTTATATCCAACTGGTAAAACGTCAAATCCTTTTGCGATAGAACAAGATTCAGCTGGCGTGTACCAATACGCAGATACTGATTTAGATGGTGTAGTTGATTCACTAGTGGAGCAAACAGGTGGTAGTGACTCATGGACTGATTATCAATCATTATCACCAGTTAGTAATACAGACGCTACAGACGCTACAGATATAGATTTAGATTATAGAGGTAGAAGATATGGATTAGATCCGCAACATTCTCACGAGCACGGTTCGTTTTATATAGATTACCTAAGAGGATATATACATTTTAGCTCAAGTGTTGCTGGTGAAACAGTTATATTAAAATATATTAGTGATGGATTAGGTACTGACGAAGAAATGGTTGTACACAAGTTCTGTGAAGAAGCAATATATAAATGGATAGCTTATGGTATATTATCTGTTAGATCAGGTATACCAGAAGGTATTATAATGAGATTTAAAAGAGAAAGGTTCGCTGAAACTAGAAAAGCTAAAATTAGATTATCTAATATTAAAATAGAAGAATTTACTCAAGTTCTTAAAGGAATGAGTAAGCAAATAAAATAGTATTATGCCAGATATTAAACATACTTTTGCTGGAGCCAAGATGAACAAAGATCTCGACGAGAGATTAGTTCCTAATGGTGAATATAGGGATGCGATGAACATCCAGATAAGGACTACTGATGGTGGAGGAGACGGGGTGGGTGATGCTGGTACTGCTCAGAATATTCAGGGTACTAGAGCAATAATGTCTCAAGTTCATTATGAGGATTATCGAATAACTGATGATCCTTATTTAAATAGAACAACTGTTGTTGGTAGTATTGCTGATGAAAAAGTTAATAAAGCTTATTTTTTCGTAGCTGGATTAGATTTTCCAAGAGTACTAGCGGATAATCCTGGTGATAATGGTTCTTTTAAGTTCATAGACTATATAATAGAAGTTGATACAGGGACTGGGCAATCTTCTCCAACTATAAGTCCAGTTGTTGTTGATAAATACGGGTATTTAGTTAGTGGTAAAGGATCTACAATCTTTTTTGGAGATGATTCTAATGGTAACTCTATAAATCCACCAGGCGCTGGAGGTTACACAGAATTCCAAGTTTCAAGCGAAACTATGGAAAATCTTAGAATTGGTATGATTATAGAGGCGTATGGTACGTTTGGACAACAAGGTCAAGGTACTCAACGACATGAAATAGGTAGAATACATAATCTAGAAAAAGGAGCAATAAATATAGTTAAACTATATGGTGAAAGTACATTTAATAATTGGCAGCAAGCTAGTCTCTTATACTGTAGTAGTCCAAGAGTTTTGAACTTTAATAATAAAAGAAGAATATCAGCTATAAATATAATAGATAATTTATTATTCTGGACTGATGGTAAAACTATTGATGGTAAAGCGGAAGGCACTGAACCAAAGAGAATAAATATTAAAAAAGCTAAAGAAGGAACAACCAACTACCTTTCTCATACTCAGATAATATTATCTGATCCATTAGATCCACCAACTGGATTAACTAATTTTACTAATCTAAATGGAGATGGAACTAATGATCCAAACTCTCCTCAACTAGAAACTTCCATATCTCCAATAATAAATAATGATTTAAAAGAAGAGCACGTAACTGTTATTAGGCCTGCTCCAAGATACGCTCCAACACTTGAAATGAGTAGTTCAACTAGAACTGGTGAAATAAGTGTAGCATTCTTGCAATATGATTTCTTGGGTGTAGATAATAACTTTGGTGAAGGTAGTCAAGTTTCGTTTCCCGCTGTTAATGCCAGTAACGAAAACCTTATATCCAACTCTTCTTGGCAAACGAATGATATATTGACATTTACTGAGATGGTAGAAAACGAGGCTGAAAAAGCAATAATAAAAGCTACCGTAGATGAAATAGATCAAGATACTGGAAATTTAATTATAACTATATTATCCGTGAGTGTTGGTTATTCAGCTTCTAATCCTAATATACAGTATTCAGGTGTATGGCAAGTTGAATTAGAAGATAGAGCTCCATTGTTTGAACTAAAATTTGGAAGATTTGCTTATCGATATAAATATGATAATAACGAATACTCAAGTTTTAGTCCTTGGTCTAAACTAGCTTTCCTACCAGGAAGACTTGACTATAATCATAAAAAAGGTTACAATCTTGGTATGGTTAATACCGTTAGGTTTTTAAAAATAAAAGATTTTATTCCACACCAAAGAATAAGACAGGGTGATATAGTTGCTGTCGATGTATTATATAAGACTACAGAATCACCAAATGTTTATGTTGTAAAAACTATAACTAGAGATTTAGATGGTGAATGGGAAGTTTCCTCGTTAGGTTCAATAGTAAATTCTAGCAGCACAACAATTGATGAGTTAAAGTTTGGAGAATTATCTATAACATCGGAAATGATTCATAAGGTTTTAGAGAAGAATCAACTTCTTAGAGCTTGGGATAATGTTCCAAGATTAGCATTAGCTCAGGAAATAGCTGCAAATAGAGTCGTATTTGGTAATTATGTTCAAGGATATGATAGACAAAATCAAGTTGGATTGCATCAAAATCTAATTAGTCATAATGACGCTAATCCAGAAACTCCAAAGAAATCTATAAAATCTATTAGAGAATATACATTCGGTATGGTGTTTGGTGATAAGTATGGTAGAGAAACACCTGTTGTATCTTCTGGATATTTAAAAAATGGAGAAATTGTATCAGGAGATGTTAATGTAGCAAAAGAATTTGCTTCAATGAGAAATAGATTTGAATTGAAACAAGTTTGGGATAATAATGGGGTTGCCGGTGCGCCAGATGACTGGATGTCTTATGTGAAATACTATGTAAAAGAAACATCTAATGAATATTATAATCTAGTGATGGATAGATGGTACGACGCTGAAGATGGTAATGTTTGGGTTTCTTTTCCATCATCTGAAAGAAATAAACTAGATGAAAACACATATTTACTACTCAAAAAAGGACATGGATCAAGCGAACCGGTTATAGAAAGAGCTAGGTACAAAGTGATAGCTATAGAGAATGAACCACCTAACTTTATAAAGGTAGATCCTAGAATAATGGGTAAAGTTCTAATTAGGACTGCTGATTACTTTAATCAAGGTGGTAATGATATTAATAATGACGGAGCTGCAGGGGAAGTTCCGGACGCTGTCAGTGGTGCGTTTGATACAATCACACCTCCAATTCAGACAGCGTCTCAATCTCCAACGGGATTAATGACAAAAGAAGGGATGTATTTTTCACAGTGGGCGAATTTCTTAGGAAACTATGAGCCTAAAGGAGATTTGAAAGTAAGAGTTGCGGGTGAGATGAATAACGAATTTAGATATTCTAATAAGTGGTTACCAGTTAGTAATATTAATTTTATACAAGACGCTAGTGGTGTAGATAATACTAATCAAGCTATAGTTAGATGGAGTGGTACTTTTGGTTATGAAGCTGATATGAAATTAAAATTCGCTCCAGGAGGTGGTAGTGCCGCAGCTGGAATAACATACTATCTTGAATTCAAAGAAGACGTTGTGAAAGATACCATAGCAACATTTGATGGTAAATTCTTCGTTAAACTAGAAAGAGATTCTATTCTAGAAAATAAAGTAATGAATCTAGGAAATAATGATTCCGCGTGGTTTGCTTCTAATACGTATAATTTAGCATATATTGATACTCAAGAAGTTAATCCAGCTGTAGACATACAAGATGCTAATGGTAATCCTGTTCACCCGAGAGCAAATTACAAATGGCACACAACTGAAAACAATGGTACATCAGCTGAACAAGATGCTAATGGTGTAGATGGTACAACTGACCAAGAGTTTTTAGGAAACTCACAGAACGATGGACAAGCAAATATAGCTAAGATAGTAGGTGCAGCAGGAGAAGAAGATCCAAATAGCATGTGGATTAGTGCAAATAAAAATATAGCTGGTATCGATGGTGCTAATGGCTTAACTATAAGTAATGCAGCTTACTTATTTGCGCTTGGATGTGATGCTGATAATGAAATTAATGGAACTTACCACCCTGATACATATAACACATCGTTAAATGGAGCAAGTGAGCCAGTAGTTAACTTTGTTCGCCCAACAAGAGATTTTTGGAATTGGTGGACTGAAAGTGCGGCTTATACGATAGGTACTGAACTGTTCATAGATGCATGCCGAACTAGAAGAACGCAATTACATGGAGAAAACCAACCACAACTCTCTAATCAAAGCTACACGGGTGACAATGATGATGGTGATGATGTTCGAAGTCAATATTATTATAAACCAACAGGTTTAGATCCTGGTCAACAAACTGGACCGGGAAACTCTTTTAGCCCAACTCAAAATGGAGAATTGGGTAGAATGTTTATTTCTACTATGTATAATAAGTATGGGTGGGGTGGTTTTGCGTTTGGACCAACACAGGAGTTTCTTAATCACTTCTCTACGCCAAATAGTAAATTTAAGTTTACAAAAGATCCTAATGAGTATATGTATCAAGTTGTTGGAAAAGTTGATTACTCTGGTTTTGATGGAAATGCACCTGCTAGAAACTACAGTAAACATAATGCAATGCTTGGAAGTGGGGATAATGATGGTCTATGGGATCAAGCTCCTGATCCAGCTACTGGATATGGAGCAAATTATTCATTTGTTTATTATGAAAATGACCCCAATGGATATAGTTTAATGAGTATTCAACAGAATGGTGGACCAACACTTCAAGATGTTTTATCTTCATTTACAGCGGGTAATATACCAGTAGCAATAACTATCGGTGGTTCGATAATACAAGGTGATGATGTACAAGATTGTGCAGGCTGTCAAAATTGGTTTGATGGAATGACAAGCGGAGATGTTGATGGCTTATGTGAAAGAGCTGGTTTTAGGTTTGAATTTAGAAGATACGACGAAGACGCAGCCGAATTATTAGCTGGCGGAACTGTAGGTCTTGATCCTACCGAGTGGGATCCAAGAGGAATGGTTTGTCATGATGGTAGAGAGGCGATAGGTATTCAAAAGTGGATTAGTGCAGCTTCAATGAATGCAGATGCAAATACATCTAACGCAGCAACGTTTGAAACAGAACCAAAAGAAGACGTTGGATTAGATTTATGGTATGAAGCTTCAAACGCTATACCAATGAGATTAGATGACACTAATGCTCCTGATTTCGCTCCATATCATTCTAAGGTTACTCTAAAAGTCCCTGACGCTAATGGAAATCCTGGAGCAGATGTTAGTTGGGGGATTGGATCTAACCATAGAGTATCTTACATAGGACACATTCATAATACGACAGGTACTGCTGGTGCCAATCAAGTTGTTATTGGAATAGAATATAATAGTAATATTCAATATACTAATATATTTGAACCTTTATTATTTAATAATATAAATATTCCAATCGCTGGAGCACCGCAAGCTTTAGCACTAACTATACCTGCAGCTAGTAGACCTTTCTTTGTTTTTGAACATAAAGATGGAACAAAAACTATGGCTAAAGTTATAGGTAGAGCTAAACCTATGGACACAGAAGGTAACGATTATGCATTAGGTTTTTTTGGACCCACAATCCCTGGTAATGCTGTTGCTCAACCCGCTTATGTGACAAATGATGGTAACGCAACTCCATTAGATTATATTTCTGAAGCTAGATTTAAGGGAGTTGAGAGTGGTGGAGACACGCCTCCAATTCTTAGTCAAATAGCGTTATATCCTAATAATTGGCCAAATGGTTCCCCTGGTTATCAAAACACCGGATTCTTTATTGTTGATATTGATGTTTGGAAATGGCCAGTAAATTTAAGTTGGTTCAATTGTTACTCTTGGGGTAATGGTATAGAATCAGATAGAATAAGAGATGATTTTAACGCGCCAACAATAGATAATGGTGTAAAAGTATCAACTACATTTTTAGGTTACGGAGAGGAGCAGAAAGGTAGTGGAATGATATACTCCGGTATATATAATTCAACATCTGGAGTTAATAATCTAAATGAATTTAATCAAGCGGAAAAAATAACTAAAGATTTAAATCCATCTTATGGTTCTATTCAAGCTTTAAAAACTAGAGATACGAATGTAGTTGTATTAACAGAAGATAAAGTATTACAAGTTACAACTAATAGAGATGCTTTATATAATGCTGATGGTAATCCACAGTTACTAGCTTCTAATAGAGTTTTAGGTACAGCAGTTCCATTTGCTGGAGATTATGGAATATCTAATAATCCTGAATCATTAGCTTGGGATCAATTTAGATTATATTTCACGGATATGCAAAGAGGTGCGGTATTAAGATTGTCAGGTAATGGAATAACTCCAATATCTAATGTTGGAATGAAAACATGGTTTAGAGAAAACTTAAGAAAAACTTATAACTTAGTAGGTAGTTTTGATGGTGTTAATGGAGAATATAATTTAACATTAAATTATCTACCAGAAATGAGGGAAGATGATAAAACGGTATCATTCAATGAAGCTTCTAAGGGTTGGGTTAGTTTTAAATCATTTATTCCACAATCAGGATTAACTGTTGGAGGAAAGTATATAACTGGAAAACAAATAAAACCAATAATTCCTGATGAACTAGTTGGAGTAGAAAAACAACAATCATTTACACTTTGGGAACATTATGTTGATATAAAAAACCAAGATGACGAAATCATAAATAGAAATATATTTTATTCACCAACTAGTTTTATAACAGAAGGTGATGGTTCTAATGCAGATCCATATTTTACATCGTCTTCTATAAATATATTATTTAATGACCTACCTAGTTCAATAAAATCATTTAACTCTATTGATTATGAAGGATCTCAAAGTAGAGTATTACAATTTTCTCAAGAACAAGCTTATGCTCCAAACGGTACTCCATTAGGTCAATTATCAGATGGACAGTTCTACAATCTAAGCGCTAAAGATGGTTGGTGGGTGAGTAATATAACAACTGATCAATCGTTAAAGGGTGACGTTCTTGAATTTATAAAAAAGGAAGGAAAATGGTTTAATAAGATTGGTGGTGGAGAAAGAGGAGATATAACAAATAATGACCTAAATGAATTTAGCGTTCAAGGTTTATCAAATGTAGCAATAGTTGGAGATCCAACAACAACAGTTCAAATATCTCTAGAAGATGATACCGATGATCAACCATTTGGAGGATTAGTTGGATATCCAGCAACAGAATAATTTAAATATAAAATATAAATAATTATGCCATATTACGTAGTAATTAATGATCCGGTTGGGGCACAACCAAGCTCTCTAGCAAACAATCTATGGACAAATCAGGATATAGCCCTTCCAGGAGATGCTTCTGGAGATGGCAGCGTTGATAATGCTCAAGTTCCTATAAGAATGATTCTTAGACCTGGAAACCCAGGTACACATGTTGTTGGAGTTAGTAATTTTACTATAGGTGCTACAGGATTGGTAGGTGGACAAAACTACTCTTCTGTTATTCAAGGTATGCCATATCCAGGTTGGAATGGACCTATGATAGAAATGTATGAGTGGGTTAGTGGTGCAGCCTCTGCTGATGGTAATACCGCCGCAATTTCATTACCGACAGAAGTAACTAGAGTTTTAATGTACAATTGGAACGAATCTCTTGACTCACAACCTCAAGATAACAATGGAGTATTTGAAAACTATGTTGGAAATGAAGTTGTTGTATTAGCCTTTATAGATCCAAATTATTCTGTACCAAACGTTGATACTGTAATAAAATTAGATATAGATGGAGACGCTCAAGCTATACCTGGGGGCGTAGAAAACGTTGTATATGGAGAGGGTGTTTTTGATATAACTCTACAATTAAATCAAAGTGTAGAATCAGCTAATGCTTATATACAGTGTCAACTACCAGATGGTATTAATGACGATGACAATCTTAATTATACTTTTGAAATAATACAAGATGGTGGTAATACTGGAAAGATTAGATGTACTAGAAAATCTGTGTACCAAGGTAATAATATTGGTAATTTCTCTTCATGTAATTTTGTTGGTAGATTTTTTAAAATAATACCAAACAATGGATTTGTTGTTTCTAGACACATGTTTTGGTTTAGCAGTTTAACTCCAACCTCAATCGGATCTACATCAAACCCCGCACAAAGCGGAGGGTATGTATATTATGCTGATTCTGTGGAGTGGAATGGTCAAATGTACCCTTGGACAGAACCTTATATTATAGACAGTGAATCCGATGGATTTGACGCTATAGATTATCAAATTAGTTGTGCTACTAATGGATCCGTGGTCAATCTAGCATCATTAGCCGCCTGTGAACAGGGAGAGTATAATGATGGTTATTCTAGTAATGTAACTTCAACTCCTCTTGCTGATTTTTATACAGACGTTAAAGTAGTGCAGGAGGTGCCATTCCCAGCGTATGCCTCTCAAGCTGAACAAAACGCAAGTGCAGCCGGAACAACTGTTATTGGAAGTTGGGCGGGTTCTTTATGTAGTGGTATTTACAATAATAACTTTGGACAAATACGTGCTAAGGGTATTTGGTTAACAGACGAGGGAGGTGTTGAATTTCCTTACAATGAACCCGGTTGGCCTTGGGTTGAGGTAACAGGAGATACTACAACGGTTCCATCAGAGACGTATAATGGTGCTCAGGTATATAATGCTGCCACCATACAAAGGGGTGTAATGCCGGATTTCTACTGCCCATCTGATTTCGAAGGAAATGAAGTATTAGTGTCATTGCATGGTTTAATTAATATGAATCCTACAGACTCAGATCCTAATGTAAACGGATTTCAACCCGCACATATTAATATTAAGCTTTATGGTGAAGCTCAGGTTGTAGATGATTCAGAATGTGGTGAATTCAGTGTTGATATATTCGATGAAGAAGATTAAAAAATAAATAAATGGCAATAAAAACTTTAAAAAACGGTAATATTGTAGAAGTACTTGGTGTTAGTAATACTAAGGTGTCTTTATTTACAGAAAATTCTGGATTCAATAATGAAAGATCTACATTTAATTTATCTGGTAGAATGAAACTTAGAAGTGGTAAAAAAATTGGAACTATGAAAGTGACAGCGGTTAGTGATAAGCATTTTAGAAACAATCCAGGTTTAGAACCAACTCACGTAAATAGATCGTTTGGTAATAAGAGTAATATAAGAACTAGACTAGTTAGCGTAGAAAAAGATTCAAATGGCAACACAACATCCTGTCTTTACGATTTAATATACATATCAAAAGAAAGTGTACCTAGAAGTAGAGCTTTAAACTATAAGATAATAAATGATACTAAAGATATAATAACTAGAACAACAGGTGTTTACGGTGTATCGTTTGGTAGGGAGATATTAACTAGTAGTAAACAATCTAGAAAAATAGTAGTTAGAGGAGTTCCAGATTCCACGTTTAAATTAGCTATAATTAAGTATACAGACTATAAAGACACAGCTTTAAATATAGTAAATAGCACAGAAGATTCTATATTATCAACCACCAATGCTAATTCAACAGCTACACTTGGTAACGGTGAAACGGTTACGATAGTTAGTCAAACGATACCAGCTTCTGGATTTTACTCTTTTAATCAAAGCTTTAACAAGGTTACTAGCGAAACTAGATATAGTATAAATTTACTATCTAGCGATGCTCATGCTTCATTTATAGAGAACACGCCTTGGGACACACTAGAGGGACAATGGGCTGGATGGTATGGTAAAATACTCACTCAAGTTGTGAATCCTAAATTAACATTAAAAACAGAGACTAGTTCATGGAGCACAGTAACTGTGGATAGCAATGGAAATGGATCCTACGTAACATTTAATTCATCAAATCCAGTAACAACTTCCTACACTGGCGTATATAATAGAAGATCTGAATCTATATTATCAAAAACAGTTCTAAAGAAACTAGATGTAGTACATGTATTTAAATCTGCCTCTGAAGAATTCAGTGCTAGAGCTGGAGATGATGGGGCTGGAGGAACATATGGTGATCCAAAGTTTTCTACAGTTACAGGTGAAGAATCTGATTGGTCAAATACTGTGTGGAAAGATGATCCAGATAATGACATAGTTGGAAATGGAGGAACCGAACTACTTATAAATAAAATATCTACAGCTGTAAGTACTACGTCGTCAACAAATGACACATTGACATTAAAGTATACGATTCAAGTGGTGAAATGGGGAAAGAAAGATGTTACTGTAACTTTAAATGTTGATAATATAAAAACATTATCATAATTAAAATAAATAATCATGCCAGAAATACAATTAACATTATATCCAGGTCCTTTAAATAACTCGCTTCAAGCAGGTGATACTATTTATTACATAGATGCTAGTAATCAGGTTGACGAATTTTATACTGATAATCCAAATGATCAAATAACTGAAATCGGTATCTTACAGACTATAACTTTTAATGATCTTAATGGTGATGGTGTTTTCAATGAAGACTTTTCATTTAATGCTGGAGCTGGACCATTCAATAACGCACCGAACCTATATCAAGCGAGCAATGAAACGATAATACTAACATGTGAAATTGGTGCTAATACAAATCCACCAGCAATTGGTGATTTTTTATTCTTTAGTAAGGATAGAAACGTTAATGAAGCATCTATAATTGGTTATTATGGAGATTTTAAGTTTGAAAACAATTCTAGAAAACCTGCTGAACTATTTGCGGCTACATGTGATATATCAGAAAGTAGTAAATAATGAGCAAAAAATGTAACTATATAATAAGAAAAAATAAACGATATGGCAAGAACAAGTAAAAGTAGAGGTGCAGTACCATTTAAAATGAGATCAGGCAACCGCCCTTCTCCAAATAAATTTTTAGGAGGCTTAGGTAAAGCGGTGGGTGGTTTCGTGGGAGGTGGTGGTCTAGCTGGTATGGGTGTAAGAGCACTTGGTGGTGGTGATCCATTTCAAGGAATGAGACCAGGTGGAGGTGGAGTTGGTGCCGCACAAGGTTTAATGGGTGGAGTACTCGCGCAAAAATTTGGTGGAAGGAGAGCTGGACCAATGTCTGGAGGACCAATGTCTGGAGG